CCGCTATCGCGGTAATATTCAATAGAATAATAATGTGTTCTTCACCCCTCCATACGCCCACTCCTTTCGGAGATTTCGTGGGGGGGAGGCAAGAGAATGAAGGGTGCGATCCCTTTTGTCGCCAAACCAAAGTATCTGCATTAAGTAGTCTTCACGTAGCATTAGATGTCCCAGTGCGTGCACTCCTGCTCCATGGCTCGAACTCCCTTGGATCGATTCGTACTCACCACACCTTTCTCTATGCAAGCACAGATAATAGCATGGCTTTCCTCACCATAGTGCCGGCACACTGGCGGCTATCTACTTGTCAAGATGCACGAACTACGCCCCAGGCCCTGGTGGCTATCAACCAACCCCAGCCTGTGCAAGCAAGCACTCCCAAGCCTGTGAGAAATAGGTGTCTCACCCACCTGAGCATTTAATGTTGCTCTTCATTTGCCTATTATAGTCAGGCAGACATTAAAGGAACTCACAGCGCAGTCAATCTAATGATGAACTTGTACCAGGAGAACTCTTCATCAGTGCATGTGCCCTGCATCAGGGGCCGCAACACCCAGTACAGGATAACCTCACCCAAAGAGCGATAAGGCAACATGATCCTATTCGCACCATCACTGTAGACATTGGTACTGGTGCACAGTGTGGTAGTGTCAGCACTACCATCCTGCACATACGCAGTGTGACCATCATAATCCGCAAGTATAGTGGTATAGAAAGTTGCAACGCTATAAGGGCCGCTACCAGTGGCAGCACCTAGAGCCCAATTCAGCCAGAAGAACTCAACGTATAGGTCATTCTCACCTGGCACAACAATCGCATTTTGCGATCCGTGATCCAAGCGAACGACAGCTCCATAGTCATTGACTACAAAGCTGCCGCCCTCGAGTTTAAACCTATCTGCACCCCGTTCAATACTTCTTGTTCCCCGCTGGTCTCATAGATAGTCACCTTGGTTAGATCTATCTGAGGCACGGGTGCCTGCGGAACCCAGAACTCACATTCGTAGTGCACATAAAGTGCACCGACTGTGGCTGTGTCCGCCTGCCCGCTCGTGGCAACAATTAGTTGCCCAGCATCATAAGTCCTAGCGTCTCCGCCAGCACCATGATTGTTTGTGTCCACGTACTTGTGAGGTCCGATGCCGAACATGGCACTCACACGGAGAGAGCATTTCGCTCCCATCCAGGGGCCTGTGCTCACGCAGTCTCCATAGACTGCCATCTGAGCCTCACTCGATGGTGTGGAATCACTGGGGTTGTAGTCGGGGGCGACCATCACTACACCTGTCGCAGAAGTGGCGCAACGTGGAACGTACTCGAAAGTTAACCGGTGGAACCGGTACTCTTCCCAATACGGGGCCATCGTTGACAACCACGGGAACGTGGTCCCGTTCGCTGGCTGGATAACGTAGGAGGTCGCTGAGAACGTTGTGCTCCCCGGCACTAACGCTACTAGCTCTGAGTGAACTACTCGGGAGCTTCTCGCTGCTCTGGACACCACAGGGGTACCAGTGTAGGAGCTTCTTCCGATAGCACTCGGCCGCGCAATCAGCGGGCCTAGACTCGTTCGGTCTGAGTTGACCGTGCGAGTTCCTTTCGAACCGCGTTTGGCTCCGCGATTCTTGCTCGATCTTTTCGATCGTGAGTTTGTCATATAGCATGGATAGTTTACTATCCCCAGAGGGGACAAGCGTCAGACGTGAGACGCTCAATCTTCCACGTAGAAAGATCAAGCTCTCCATCAATCCACTCGGCCCCCTCAATGCCAAATGACCAAGACCTCAAACGATCTTCGATCTCGAGCTGTGTGACAACATCTATCCCGTATGCTCGCGCAAACGAGTCCCTAGCACAGGGTGTCACTTCCTGCTGCTCCACCTCATCAATACTCTCCTTGCCTAGTGCCTTCATCTCATACTTCAATCGATAGTACAAGGAGTCACTCTGCGAGAATTTCAACAACTTGTTGGAGCTTGCGTTTCTAATGAGTGCAAGTGCGTACTCCTGCAATATGGGTACACCTAAATTTAACACTCGCTCAGCCATTCCTATAGTATTAACAAGCTTCGCTCTTCCACCTAAATTAGTGAAGTACTTGCTGCCGCACAAAGCATTGGCAAGCACCTTTCTGAAGTCACGAACGAACTTGTATTTACCAGGCTGATA